GAACGTTATGAACGAACAGCTGAAAGACTTGAGAGTTTTCAACGAAGTATTGACAATACATACTATGATTTGATTGCTGAACTACCTACTATTAATCGCATTGCGTTGATGATAAATCGACAAGTGCAAATGGTTCCTATTTATGCAACAGCTGGATTGTACGTCGTCATCCGAAAAATTGGTGAGCAAATTGCGAAATGCGCTGCATTTATGTTTAATTGGTGCAGATCACATCCATATCTTGCTCTTATTGCAGGGTTGGTATGTAGTGGGATGATGTACATGATGTACAAACAACGCGACAAAACGACTACAGCCAAACGTCACAAGCACAATACATCAATTAACTTAGTGACTGAGTCAGGTGAAATGATTATTCAAGACCATCACCATAAAGACGTTCCAGATGACGGTGAGAAGTATGCTCACGTCCATTTGTGTGAAAAATGCAACATGGCTTATACTCACGTCCACAGGAAAAACTCCTACGAACATTCATTGCAATATGATCATTTATGTTATGGTTGTATGAAACGCAAAGAACGAAAAGCAGTTCATGACTTGCAGAATGGAGTAAAACAACTTGAAATTCCTACTACTGAGGGATTGGATTATGAAAGTATTGGAACAAATTCATCACCTAAGTCTCGTAATACTCTTATTCGACTTGAAGGAGTAGATGAGCCTAAACAACTTGTTCATGAATCAGTTGGTACAAATTCATCTCCTAAGCAAAAGAATAATGTCATACGTCTTGAAGATGGGACACACGATGTCAAATTGCCAAAACCTGGTCCTCAGATGACCTTTGAGGAAGCTACGAAAGTTGTTAATGATATGGTATTACAACATCAAGCATCAAGTGATCCAAACACACTAGACATTGCTACAAAAGTTTTTGCAAACCAAGGCTTTTTACAACGTGGCGTTAAGAACATGCATTATTTGGGTACACACCAGCGTAGTATTGTTATTCCGCATCATATCTTCTTACCACAAGCAACATCATATGATATTACTATTACGCGCTTGGGTATGGATTTTCATCTTACAATCTATGAAAAACACCTAAAACGAAGCAAAGTTCCTGGAACTGTTGCTCATGATGAATACTTGGTTTTGGATTTGAGTGATTTCCCGCAGATACCTTCATTTGCTGACATTCGATCTTTATTTGTTGAAGAAAAAGATGTTGGGAAACTTGCTAATGCCAAATTCTTATTACAGACGAAAACACCTGAAGGGACTAAGATACAGCGTCACTCAGCTGTCTCCGGTTTGGTCGGTGAAACGATTATAACGGGAGAGATTTTGTCCGGATTTGCACACGGAATTCAATATGATATCCCTACCTCACGTGGCGATTGTGGATCAGTGCTTTTTGTACTTAATGCTCAAATTCCCGGAAAGATCGTAGGGTTGCATTGTATGGGGTACGCAGGTAAGGATAGTGGTTATTCATTTTTGGTAACCAAGGAGCGCGTTAATGCCATTAAATTGGAACACCAGTGCGCCAATGCACCACCGCTTGAATATCTTCGTAGCTTATGCCATCCTGTTGACGACTGTGACTTACCATCATATACACCAGAAGGAAGACATTTAATTCTTGGCAAGCTTAAAACCAGGCAAATACCATCTCCTATGAAATCGGATATAATAATGTCACCTCTTTTTGACAATCCTTTTCCACATACAACTGAACCTGTTGTTTTAACAACCAAAGATCCTCGCAATTTGAGTGGTGAACCTCCACTTATCAAAGCTTTGAAGAAGTTTGATAATATCGCAGGTGGATGGAATTATTTTGATCGTATCATTTGCCGCGAACACTCGTACAAGGAATTTTTAGAGTTTACGCAAGATTATAAAGGACCAACACATATCCTTTCATTGCATGAAGCTATCAATGGCATTCCTGGATATATTGAGCCATTAAATATGCGAACTTCTCCAGGATATCCATATATCCTTGACAAACCACCGAATATGATTGGCAAATCAGGTTTTTTCAATATTGTTGGGACGGACGAAATGGGACGAACAATTTATGAACCCAAAGTTTCTCTTCGCGAAGATATCAATGAGAAAATACGTATCATGAAAGAAGAAGGTTGGGCCAAAGACAACTTTTACATGGACTGGCTTAAGGATGAACGTCGTAAATTAGAGAAGATCAAATTGGGAAAAAGCCGTATGTTCAATATACATAGCCTTGCATGGTTGCTTATTGAACGTATGTATTATGGAAGTGCATTGGCAGCTTATCAACATGCTTCCATCAGAAATGGATCTACGATTGGAATAAACATGCACGGATCAGATGTAACACAACTCATCAAGTATCTTCGAACAGCAGGAGATTTGTGGTGGGATCTTGATGTTGCAAATTTTGACGGAACAGCAGACAATGAAGGCATACATGATGGATTATACCAAGATAAGAAATGGATTCGCTTTCACAACCCTCATCTACTTGAAGATCCGATTTTGGATATAGTTGGGGAAACATTCTTCTGGAGACTACATGTAGTCGGTACAATAATGTACATACCGTTTATTGGGATTCCTTCAGGCAAATTGAAAACCGCTCAAATGGATACCGAAGTAAACAAACAACGTCGAAACAAATCATGGCGTTATTTGTGTCGCATCTACGACAAGCGACAATACGCGGATTTGACCATCAAACGTAAACTAGCACGTGATGTCGGCAACGGGGATGATATTCTCGGAGCTGTCAACGAAGCTGTAGCAGACTTCTACAATCCTATTAACATTGCAGACCATTGGCGAATGCATGGAATTGAAGGAACACCTCCCACCAAGGAAGATGGTGGATTAGTAAGAGGCTTTCGCGCTTGGGAACAGGTCACCTATCTCAAGTGCCACTTCGCTCATCACGAAGATTATGCCCCCTTGTATGTAGCAAAGATGAACATTGATACAATCAAGGAACTTGCAAACTGGATTCGAACCAGTTCAGATGACATGACTATGTTACGATCAAACATAGGCGACATGGAACGCTTTTTGTACGCTCACGGGCGCGAGAAATTCAATCAATATCTCGGTGAAGTACAAAGTGTCATGAAAGCACAAGGACATCATTATGTCCCGAATAGCTATGACTTTTATGACGAAGTGTGGAGATCACAACACGAAATCTAAATAACTACGACTTCTTCCTTGCGACTCGGCAATTATTTAGAACAATTTTCAACACCAGAACGTGCTTCTGTCAATTAACCACGTTCGAAAGTTATATCACTACATATTTCTTCATCTCACAAATTTGAGCTCTGATACTGAAATATTTTGCTATTATAATTGAGCAATCGTATTGGTTTAACTCTACGGAATTTGATTACCTATCTTTAATTTTAAGATGCATAACTCGAAAATCCATAAAAATGACAAAAACAATGAATAGTTAAAATTTAATCGAGCTTCTTCGTGG